AGTGTAAGAGATTTAGTAAATGAAGAGGAATTTTCTAAGATTTTTGGAGGAGTTTCTTTAAGAAGTGACGTTAGAGCTGCAGGTAAATGGAAAACAACACAAGGTGGTACGTATTATGCAGCAGGTGTGAGGTCACAAATAGCAGGACGTGGTGCACATATTGCAATATTAGATGATGTGATGTCTGAAGAAGACTCATATTCAGAAGCAGGACGTAAATATGTTAAAGAATGGTACCCTGCTGGACTAAGAACACGTATTATGCCTAACGGAAGTATTCTTATCATAAATACTAGGTACCATTATGATGATTTATGTGGGTGGTTGCTTAAACAACAAGAAGATATGTCTGAATATTCTGTTATTCCTTGGGATGTAGTACGTATTCCTGCATGGGTAGATGATGAAGCATCAAAACTATTAGATTTACCTGTAGGTTCTTCTTATTTTCCTGAATGGAAACCAGACGAGGTGCTAAAAATAGATGAAGAAGAGATAAGAGCCTCTAATGGTAGCAGATATTGGGAAGCTCTGTACATGCAGAACCCAACACCAGAAGAAGGTGGTCTAATTAAAAAGAATTGGTTACAATATTGGGAATATGATGAACCACCGACCTGTGATTTTATGATTCAAACATATGATACTGCATTTTCTACTAGTACTACAGCTGATTACAGTGTAATACAAACTTGGGGTATCTTTTCTATGTATGACCAAGATGAATATGGAGATGAAGGTTATCCTGCTAACTTAATCTTACTAGGAAACATACGAGGTAGGTTTGAGTATCCTATGCTAAGACGTATGGCTCAAGAATTATACAGTAAACACATGCCAGATATTTGTATTGTAGAAAAAAAAGCATCAGGTCAATCTCTTATTCAAGATATGAGAAGAGCAGGACTACCAGTTAAAGAATATCTACCAGATAGAGATAAAGTATCTAGGGTGTATGCAGCTTCACCTATGATTGAATCAGGTAGAGTATGGTTACCTAAGAATAAAAGATGGGCAGATGATTTAGTAACAGAATTATTACAGTTTCCTAACTCAGCTCACGATGACCAAGTAGATGCTTTAACTATGGCTATTCACTACATGAAAGAGTCGTGGCATTTAGAGCATCCTGAAGACCCATACTACGAAGATGAGCCAAGAAAAAAAAGAGTTGCATACTGGAGAATATGATGCTATACTGTAATTTAACCCAAGGAGTATATTATGAATAAGTTATGGAATAAACCAGAAATAAAAGAAATTAGCGTAGGTTTAGAAATTAATTGTTATGCGTGTGCTGAAATCTAATGGCAACTGAAAAAAATCCTTTTGAACAAATGAGACCTGCAGCTGAAAACATTATTCAGTTAGGAGCTCAACAAGAACAACCACAGACAGGAGACCCAACCTTTGAGTTGGAAGATGATGGTGGTTTAACAGTTGACTTTTCTTCCACAGAAGAGAATACAGAGATGGGAGCATCAACTGAAATAGGTGAGTGGTATGGTAACTTAGCAGAAAACTTAGACCAAGATTTATTAGAAGATATAGGTAATGATGTTTATGATAACTTTGTTGCAGATAAAGATTCTAGGTCTGAGTGGGAGTCTATGTTTGAAAGAGGTTTTGATTTATTAGGTTTAAAGATACAAGATACAACAGAACCTTTTGAAGGTGCATGTACTGCAGTGCATCCATTATTAATTGAATCTGCAGTTAAGTTTCAATCAAAAGCATCACAAGAATTATTTCCATCTAAAGGACCAGTTAAGGCACAGATACTTGGTAAAGTAACTCCTGAAAAAGAAATACAGGCAAATAGAGTTCAAGACTTTATGAACTATCAAGTAACAGAACAAATGCCTGAATACTTTGATGAGTTTGAAAGAATGCTTTTTCATTTACCTTTATTAGGTTCAGCATTTAAAAAAATATATTATGATTAAACATTAAAGAGACCTGTATCTGAGTTTGTTCCTATAGACCAATTTTATGTTTCTTACTATGCAAGTAATTTAAGTAAAGCAGAAAGATACACACATTTAATTTATCGTAACCCAGTAGATTTAGCAAAAGAAATACGTAATGAAGTATACTTAGATTTAGATTTACCTGACCCACAAAATCCAACACAAACTACATTAGCAGAGAAGATGGATACTATACTTGGTTTATCTCCAAGTTCAGATATTGACCCACAGTATGTATTATTAGAACAACATTGCTTTTTAGATATTAAAGATTCAGAAAGTGAAGAAGGAGAATCTTGTCCTTACATTGTAACAATAGAAGAGCAATCTAAAAAAGTTTTAGGTATTAGAAGAAACTGGAAACCTACAGATAAAACTAAAACTAAGAATTTACATTTTGTACATTATCGTTTTGTACCAGGATTTAGTTTTTATGGTTTAGGACTAATGCATTTCTTAGGTAACATAACCATGACTGCAACTGCAGCTATGAGAAGTTTAGTTGATGCAGGACAATTCGCTAACCTTCCAGGTGGTTTTAAAGCCAAGGGTGTAAGAATGGTTGGTGACAATGAACCTATAGCTCCAGGAGAGTTTAAAGAAGTAGAAGCACTAGGTACAGATTTATCTAAAGCTATTGTGCCTTTACCTTATAAAGAACCTTCAGGAACTTTATTTCAAATGCTAGGGTTTATGACTGCAGCAGGACAGAAGTTTGCAGATAGCACAGAACAAGTAATTGCAGATGGTTCTAACTATGGACCAGTAGGAACAACAATGGCATTGCTAGAAGCTTCAAGTAAGTTTTTTACTGCAATACATAAACGATTACATAAATCACAGAAAGATGAGTTTAGAATTTTAGCTCAAATAGACCACGACTACTTACCAGAAGAATATCCTTATGATGTTCCTATGGCAGAAAGAAATATTTTTAAAGAAGACTTTAATGGTAAAGTAGATATTATACCTGTTAGTGACCCTAATATTCCTTCTAATGCTCACAGACTTATGTTAGCTCAGATGGCATTACAGATGGCACAACAATCTCCACCAGGAATGTTTAACTTAGAAGCATTAAATAGAACAATATTAAATGCATCTAATATTCCTAACGTAGATGAAATACTACCACCTAAAGTAGAACCACAAGAGATGGACCCAGTGTCAGATATAATGGCTGCATCTAAAGGAATGCCTATTGCAGCATTTCCAGGACAAGACCATGAGTCACATATTACTATAAAGATGGCATATTTAAATGACCCTCAGAATGGTGCTAATCCTATTATGGCAAAGATACAACCTATCTTAGCATCTAATATACAAGAACATTCTGTAATGAAATATCAAGAACAAATTAATGGTATGACACAGCAAAAGTTACAAACTAAAGTATCTCCAGAGCAAGCACAGAATCCTGCAGTAGTACAAGGAGCAATGGCAGAAGCTGCTCAAGAAGTATTAAATGCAAATATGGCAATGGGTAAAGTAGAATCTCCTGAACAACAAATGGTAGATTTAGAAAAACAAAAAGTATTATTAGAACAAAAGAAATTAGAATTAAAAGCTATGCAAGATAATGCTAAAGCAGTACTAGAAGCTCAGAAGTTAGAAATGGAGCAAAGTGAACTAATGTTAAAAGTTGCTGACCAAGCACAAACAAAACAATTTAAAGCACAAAAAGCTCAAGCTGATAGATTATCTAAACAACAAATAAAAGCTTTAGATAGTTTAATGAATATGTCTATTGAAGAAAAGAAACAAGAAACAGAACAAGATAAGATAACAAGTACAGAAAAAATAAAAGCAGCTGAACTTTTACAAAAAATGTCTAGCACATCTTAATGGACATCTTTGACGAAATTATCAAACGATATGCTGATGAAATTCAAAACTTAAAGAATACATTAGCAGATGGTAATGCAGACTCCTATGATAATTATAAACAAATCGTAGGAACTATTAATGGTATAGAATGGGCACGAACCCAGTTTATTGAAACTATAAAAAAACGTAATTATACAGAAGAGGATTAATATGCAACAAGTACATGTAGGAAAAGCAGTAAAGAATGATGCTTGGATAACAAAGAACGAACAGGAAGACCCAGATATTTTACCTGAATTACCAGGTTATCATGTTTTAGTTAGACCTGTAAGTATAAAACAAGAGACTAAAGGTGGGATTCTATTGCCAGATTCTACTAGAGAAGATATGGCATACTTAACGACAGTAGGTAAAGTAGTTGCAATAGGTGACTTAGCTTATGAAGATAAGGAAAAATTTAATAAAGGACCTTGGTGTAAGATAAATGATTATGTATGTTATGGTAAACATACAGGTCAAAAAATAAAATATAAAGGTATTAAATATATTTTATTATATGATGACCAGATAATTATGAGAGTAGAAAGTCCTAAGACTTTAGACCCAACATTTAATTTATCTGCTGCTAGTTCAAATTAAATTTCTTTAACTAAAAATTATATGATATAATAAATTTAAACGTAAATACGTTTGTCTCGTAAACAACGGAGGTAACATGACAAAGGAAGAAAACTGGGAGAAAGTAGAAACTCCTGTAAAAGAAGAAGAAGAAAAGATAGAAGTAGAAGTAGAAAAAGATGATGCTACTCCTTCTTCAGTAGAACCAAAAGCAGAAGCACCAGTAGAAAAAGAATTAGAAGGTATTGAAACTAAAGGTGCTCAAAAAAGAATAAGACAATTAATTAAACAAAGAAAAGATAAAGAAGACCAAGTTGCTCAATTAGTACAACAAAACGAACAACTACAAAACTTAGTTAAACAAAGAGAAACAGAATTTACTTCTGTTAATCAAAAAAATTTAGAAGTAACAGAAAAACAATTAACTGATAAATTACAAATGGCTCGTACAGCATATAAGAATGCTTATGAAGCAGGTGACCAAGACAAACTTTTATCAGCTCAAGAGATGCTTAATGAAGCTCAAGTTGATTTAAAGAATGTTAATGTTACAAAAGAAAGATTTAAAAATGTGCAACAAGCACCAAGACAGCCTGTCGCATCACCACAATATCAACAGCAGTATCAACAACCAGTTCCAGCAGGAGACCCTAAAGCACAAGACTGGGCAAGAAATAATGAATGGTTTGGTAAAGATAATGTAATGACTGCATCAGCTTTAGCAATAGATGCTGAATTAAAAGCAGAAGGTTATGAAACTAGTGATGATGAATTTTATCAGGAAGTTGACAAAAGAATTCGAGAAGCATTTCCTACAAAGTTTCAAGAAATGCAAGAGAATAATCGGCAGCAGGTTACGTCAAGACCTGCTCAAGTAGTAGCAGGAGCATCACGTTCTACTCCTAATTCTAAGAAAGTTAGATTATCTAAAGATGAAGTTAATATAGCTAATAAATGGAATATACCACTTGAACAGTATGCTCAAGAAAAAATGAAAGCCACACAAGCTGAAGGTGAGTATACAACAATTAACACGCAACGTGGAGGTAAATAATGACAACACGAACAAATACACGTAGTTCACAACTTAGAGAAAACAACATTAAACAACAAACTGAATATACATTTGAAGAGCCGAATCAACTTCAAATACCAGAAGCAGTTGAACAACGCTACGCCAGCGAAGGCATATCTTTAGGATGGTTAAGAATAACTCTTAAAGGTCAAGAAGATTATGCACATATAGGTAGAAAAATGCAAGAGGGATGGCAGTTTGTTGATAGTGATGAGGTACCTGAGATGGGAGCAACATCTATCGTGAGAGATGAAGGTCGATACAAAGGAGCTGTCTGTCGTGGAGACATTGCGTTAGGTAAAATACCTACTGGACGTATCGAAGCAAGAAAGGCACACTATAAGAATAAAGCTGACAAATTAATGGAAGCTGTTAACTCTCAACTTATGAGTGGTAACAATTCTAGGATGCCAATCAGTAACTCAAGTAAAACTCAAACAATCAGAGGACGAACTCCTAAATTTCAAGAGTAAGTTCTCTACATTTTCATAGGAGAAAATCATGGCACATGCTAAAGCATTTCAAGGTTTTGTTCCTGCGAGAAAAAAGGGTGGAGCTTACAACACTGGTTCTTTCACAGAAATATTTTCACCTACTTCAGGTGGAGCGTGTAATAACAACATATTTTCTGGAGACCCTGTTGTACTTCCTGGTGCAAACTTTGCAACCATTTCTCCTTTTATCGCAGCGACATTAAAACCTTCAGGAATATTTGCTGGGTGTTCTTATGTCCTAAATGGCGAACAAAAGTTTAGTCGTTATTGGGGAACAGGGACTTCAGCAGCTGGTTATTCAGATGTTAAATTTTTTATAATAACTGACCCTGACCAAACTTATTACATTCAATGTTCATTGTCACTTTCAGCAAATGAATTAATGGTAACTAAAAACTATAATGTTACAGTTAGTTCAACAGCAAGTTCTGGTAATACAGTAACTGGACAATCAAGTTACTATTTATTAGCAGCTTCTGGTGGAGAAACAGAACAAGCAGCAAGAGTAATAGGTAAAAAACGAGACGGAGAAGAAACTGATGATACAGATGCTTATCCAATCGTTGAAGTATTTTTAAACACGCACAGAGACAGATACGTCACTGCAACTGCGTCAACAGCATAAGGAGAATAACACATGGCTATAAATAGAGCTAGTATTAGCAAAGAACTCCTTCCTGGACTGAATGCAGTTTTTGGGACGGAGTATGGACAAGTGGCTGACGAACATGCACCACTTTTTGAAGTAGAAAACTCAGATAGAGCTTTTGAAGAAGAAGTACTATTTACTGGGTTTGGCACTGCACCTACTAAAGGTGAAGGTGAATCCATTTCTTACGATAACGCACAAGAAAGTTATACAGCTCGTTACGACAACGAGACTATTGCTTTAGCTTTTGCAGTTACTGAAGAAGCAATGGAAGATAACCTTTACGATACTTTTGCAAAGTTAAGAGCAAAAGGTTTAGCTAGAGCAATGGCAAACACTAAGCAGGTTAAAGCTGCTAAAATCTACAACAATGGTTTTAGTACAGCAGGTGCTGATGCAATAGGAGATGGGCAACCATTCTTTAGTAATGCACACCCAACAATATCTGCAGGTGTTCAAACTAACACTGCAACTGGAGCAGCTTTATCAGAAGCAGCTATTGAGACTGCAGTAATACAAATTCAGAAACAAGAAGATGATAGAGGTATCTTAATTGGTGCTCAATCAGTATCACTTCATGTTCCTACAGATTTGATATTTACTGCTAATCAAATATTAGGAAGTGACTATTCAACTGCTATTGGAGTTAATCCAACAACAGCAGCGAATGGTGCTACTAATGTTAATGACATCAATGCTATTAAGAGTATGGGAATGATGCCAGGTGGTATATTTGTAAACAGAAGGTTTTCAGATACTAACGCATGGTTTATCAAGACTGACGTACCTAATGG